CCCGGCACGAAGCCGTTTCGGTGGGCACGCATAAGCAGCACTTAACTACCAGGGTGAGGGTAGCTCTCAGCAAACACGAATCCCGGTTCTGTTGCGTCGGAGACGCACAAGATCGTGTGACTGTACATTTCCCCATTCCGAGTGCCAGTCGGGACGAGTAGGGACCAATTGCCATGGCATTGGCTCCAGCCTTGAGCGGGATGAAAACCACCGCTCTGCTGCATACTGCAACTCCACAGTGTAGCCGTATTTGTCAGCAAGAAGCAATCTGCTGGCATAACCAACGGGCTTGTGGCAAGGACGCCCAAATTCCGAACGAGCCCAGTCTGACTCGTGGATAATGGGGCCGTCCCCGACGCACCTAAGTATGTACTCAGCCGCGGCCTGCAAAACCGGGCACCCAGCGTACATATAGGCTGCTGAAATTGCCTTCGCGCGGAGCAATGCGCCGCGCTGGAGTGGAGTACCGAGCCTAAACTCAGACATACTCCACCCCAATTTGACAAGCTGTTTCGCAACATCAGGGATGTTACACTTGTCAGTTGGGTCAAACACATTACCACAAAAATCAGCATACATTGGGTCTGGGTCAACACGTAACTTAATACGCAGGCCCAGTCTTTTAAAGAAATCCTTGGTGGGCACAGGGCCAGTAACAGCAAAGATCCCATCATCACCCTCAACAAATCCGCGTGGTACGGACCCGACACACTCGCAAGCAAACGACATCGCCATAAGGTTAGAGAAACCATTTCCCAACGAGGTACACATGTCCCCCGACATGCGCGTACCCTTAACCTTGACGACCGCTTTTGTCGCGCCACGACCGCCAAAATGGCACTGATTGATCCCAGTAAGTGCCCTGGCGATAAGCGAGTAAATTTTCTTTCCATCGGTGACATGCCTCAGCATGTGTTTGTAGAGTTGCATTTCACAAGCTCTCATGAAACGCGGGGTGAGTAATGCCTCAAATGCAGTGTAGTCAGAGGTGACTATAGAAATCCCGGGGAGCCACAGTGAGGCAATCTTGCCTGGTCGCTCAGGAACCGGGGTGTGTTTGATGAATTCAGGGACAGTTGCATAAACGCTGTCTTCTATGGCATGGAAGGCGGGGCCCGTGGCGACCTTGAACGCGTCGCTACGACTGTTGATACACCTCATTTCCTTATACGAGGTATAAAACTCACGCTTCCCAAAAGACTTGCATCTAGCCATCCGCGTCCGCAATGCTAAATAGCACGGAATGGTCTTGTCGACAGCCGCCCAAGCTTTGAGCAGTTGCCGCTGGCGCCAATCCGGGTATGAGGTGGCCTTAAGCCACGTGTCAACCGACAGATCAGTGCCCACGCCCAGTGGCTCAAGATTACTCTCTAGCCAAGACTGAACGAATTTTGAGAACCGACGCATCAGACCAACGTCTGACTTCGGCACCTGAGTGCCCACACGCTTCACCAACGCACCGAGTAGATTAGACATCCGATCGGGGTCGGGAGCAGGGAGCACAACGCCATCAACGTAAAAGCCCAAGTTCGCAGCAACGAAGTCAAGTCTCGTCCCAGGTTCCTTGATCCGGACAGTCAATGAAGACTTAACCAGACCCGGGTGGGGAGGTAAGACTCGAGCACGGTCGTAGCCACTATAAACTAAGACCTCCGATTCTACGCTGTGGCGCAGGAAAAATTTTGCAAGCCCATCGCCTCACGACGCTGGCGTACAAAAGTCAAGTGGTCTCGGACGAACATCATGACGTTCGCCCTCCACTCGGAGTCTCCACGATAATCAACGTTCACAACACGGCGCAACTGGTCCAATGTGGAAGCAATCGCGCCATCATCAAGTGAAGCAGCTTGGTATCTCTGTTCCACGTCATCAATCAGCACCATAGGTACTTTGAGCACTAAATCAAAAGAGCTATGAAGTTTCTTCCATGACACAGGATCACGGTCAACGACATGCAGCGGGTTGTCGAACTGGTCGTAAACCCGGATTTGATATCGCACATACCCAGGACGCTTGCGCATTAGGGTATGGCTGAGGGCATCAGTGGCCCTCACGTCAAGCTCATCTTCAGCATCCGCCTCACCAAGCAAGGTGTATTCACGGGTAGTGGCGCGGCGTTCAACGCAGCAACCACAACAAAACCCGAGCAAACGCTGAAGAAATGTAGGCCTAAATTGGACCTTGAAACGCTGTGGCATTGATTTCAACGGTGGGTCCACAGGTTCATGGTCCTTAATGCTGAGCGCGCCGACTAATGCCGTAGCTTGATCTACCACGACACGAATCTCGTCGACGGCGCTTTGCAGAAACTTTGGAACTTTAGACTCTTTTCCATCAGATGGTATGACAACGGCAGCGTGTTTTGCGGTGGTAGCTGCCGCCTCTGAAATTTTATTTTCTTTTTCTTTTGTCTCAACTGTAGTCAAGGCTAATAATCGGTTCCGGAGCTCCAAGTCCGCGATAGGTGTGGGCGGCGGAATATCCGGCAATTTCTGGAACTCGGAGACGAGTTTAGCCTCGGCGACATGAGGAGCCACCGACTGTTTCATATCGCACTTGCCCGCACTAGGAAAGGGTAGTGGCGCGATTGATCCATGCTTGAAATCTAGAGCATCCTCAACTGGCGGTTCGACGACTGTATAGTTGACAACTGGCGGAACATAGATGGGCAACTCGGTTGGGCTGAATATGCTCATTCGTCGGACCACAATATCTCGACAGGTACTGCAGGGTCCACTTCCAGCTCCAACAACACCTCTGTTGTCCGCGTCTCTGCACCTGAGCTCCACAGGCGCACAGTCACTAATATCAACTCTAGCGTCCCGGATTGCGGACACCAGTTGTGGCAAAGGATCAAACGTTGCCGCAGCAACGTGAGGGTAGTCCCCGGTAATCGGGTAAACGATAGGGACCCACTTCTTTCGATATCTCCGTCCATGTTTTGTTGTAACCATAGTTGTGTGAACGTAGAACCAGCACAAGCGTTGTGCCATCGAAGGAGTGCCAGACCTCACTGGGGGGTGATGTGGGTGTGGGGGGGAACAGCGCAATCTTTGACGTCGATGTTAGCCACGACAAAAGTCTACGCTGCTGTGCTGTAAGGAATTGGACCAACTACCGCACCACGGGTACAGGTTTTCCCTGGTGGGCGACCGAAGTCTCCCCGTAAATGTGGCGTTGGCAGTGTGTAGTGAGCATGTTAGGGTTTGCCTCCCGCGCGATGCGCAGTGTCGTTCCTTCGGTTAGACGACACTAGTCCCCATTCAGGATACAATGGATTTAACCATGGCTATTGGGCCCTACAACGACTCAGAAATAACCAAGTCAACAACAGCGCTGGAAGTTGGTATCGTAGCAGCGCCAAATGTTACATCAATCGGAATATTACTCACAGCTGCCACAAAGGATGCACGCAGCGTCATGATTGCGCTGCTGCCTGAGGCAGGTGATGAAACGTAGCCAGCCACACTACCTGGGGTGATCCAGATGTCTGTAGCCAACGCTGCGTTACTGTATGTAATAGTTGGATAGCTGACTGTGACTGCACTACTACCAGTCCAGGTGACCACCAACGAGTACTTAGTCCCTGCGACAACAGCAATGCCGGGGATTGTCAATCTGGCGCCGTTTGACCACAGTACGCCAAGGTTGTTAGCACTAAAACTTGCACCGTCCACCGTACCAATCGGGGTAGCGGTCACGACGTTCGACCCATTGTGGTAATGTGAAAACCACGCGGAGCCACCACCAGTTGACCACAACTTTGGCTTCTTGAGTATAACATCATAGACGATGTGAAGTTCTCCGACGGTCGCAGCTGCCTGCGAACCATTCGTCCCGAGGAAAAAGTTGCCGTGGTCATACTTGGCAAGGTCATCTGTGACCGTGCCAAAGCGCACCAACTTACTTCGGAACAAATTCATGTCTGATTTGCACTCAATTGGATAGATGTTACTCTCAGACGGTTTACCATCAGCGGCACTAGCCAGTCCGAGCATCTCAATCTTAGTGCTAGGTGCCGGCTGGTACGGGTTGTACTGAGTGGCTCCTATCACCTGTCCTAGCGCAGTATTTACACTATTGAGTGCATTAGCAGAGGTTGACTTAAAATAGAAGATACATCCCAACAGTTCCCACTCCTGGAAAGCTGCTGCGACAGCGGACAGCCAAGGGAAAGTCACCACCATACCAGGGTTAATTGGATAAGATGTAGTGGTGAACAGCTCCGAGCTCTTAACATCGCCCAAATACTCGTGATGCGAAATGCGCACACCTCGATCGAGGGTGGCATGCATCTCGGGAACCCGAGACGCGAGCAGCTGGTCAGCTTGAGCAGTTGTGTATGCGCCAGCTCCGAAGAGCCGCGCAACGCCTGTGACTAACCCGCCTGCACCTGGAATAAATTGGTTCGCGACCCCACTGAGGCCACGAGCGATGGCGGAGGCCGCGCTCCGACTATTGCTTTGTGTTTTCGTTCGCTTGGGAACATTCTTCTTCTTGGTTTTTCTATTTCGTTGCATTGGAAGACCACTCCTTGTGGACGAAAGTAATTCGTTCGGTAGAAATTGCGAAAGGTG